TTGTAATACTTCCAAGGCAGGCTCATGTCGTAGCTTTTGTATGCATGTTCAATGATGTTCATATCAAAGGTTGGGCCATTTGCCCACACAAAGTCGCTGTTCCAAATAATTGGATGCATTTCTTCAAGTGCTTGCTTGAGGCTTATACGACCATCTTCGGCAAAGGCTTCTTCTCTTGCCTCAGGCGGTTGGTTTGCCCACCATTGTAGTGTACCATCTTCAATATTGCGGTCAGGCTGGCTGTCAGGATCAATGCGAGCATAGTAGTGTCTATCATACCAGCCGTCAGCAAACGGATCAAAGGTTTGCATTGCAATCGTAAGGATACAAGCACTTGGGCCAGTGCCTATAGTTTCAATATCAATCATTATATCAGCCATACAGAAAGTATAAGGCTAAGAATCTATTTTGTCAACTTTTTTGGTTTACTTGGTTTCTTTGTGCTCTTGCTTACCATGCGTACTATTTTGGTCTTCGGAGAAGATTGTTGTTTTTTAGTAAGGGCATTTAAACGAGCAAGAATTTTACTTGCAGGATTTACACGTTTTGTTTTCTTTGCTTTCCGAGCTTGACGTACTTTTGTAGTTGCACGAGTGCGTTTCATACGAGCAGCTTTTTCAATATCTTTTGGTGTGCTACAAACCTTAGGATCTGGCACAATGCGTCCGGCTTTAGGGCCACTAGCACAACGATACTTTAACTTGATTTGTTTGCCACTTCGGCTCCAGATCATCTTGTGTTCGTCGAGTTGGTCCTCGAACAATTGATTTAGATCGTCTAAGTAAAATACACCGTAACGACCGCGACGTTTTTCAAACTCCCATGTGTTGTCATCCATTTCATAACCGTCCCAAGCGCCATCATCTAGAATAGCGATTGCTTCTGATGGATCTGTTTGATTAATCCAAAGCTCTACATCATTGGTTTTTTTAACCAACTTGTATCCGGTTGTATCAACCTTACCAGCTTCAACTACAAACTCTTCGAAACGCATTATCCAATTACCCAAGTAAGTGGCTGTGATCCATCTACAAAGTTTTTAAGGTCTTCAATCTTTGCATCCATAATTGATTGTCCTTCTGCCTTCATTGCCGCGCCGTTAAGCGACGTTCCTGATTGAGGTCCAGCAATAGTTGCAAATTTTTCACGAGCTTCACCAATAATAACTTTACAGGCACCAACCATATAATCCTTGAACCACTGACTAGTGCTTACATCAGTGAGCAGGTGTATTTCAGGACGTAGATTGTAGGTCCAAAGCAGAACTGTTTCGCCAGTTCCACGTACATCGCGAATCAATTGAAGTTGTTTAGTAGCAGGGTTGAACGTATAGTTTACAAATCCACCGAACATCCTGGCAGCAAGTTCAACATATTGTGTATAAAAATCATATGATGCTAGACCGCCAGCATAGTTGTAATTTAAAAGATATGTATTAAGGGTTGCACTGCTAAAAGGATCAAAACTTGTGCTATATGGCCCTTGCATGTTACCAATGGTACGCCTGAAGATCTGCCTTACACTTTGTATTTCTTGTGGTAATGTATAGATGTGTTGGTCTTCTACCAATTCAAGAAAAGCATAGCTTTCTTCATAGGCATTTGTAGCACGTTGTCTATAAATGCCTAGCGTTTTTTGATATGCAGCTTCATAATGTTCAGGGTCGAGTTCAATATCAATGATACCGTCACCTAACTGATAGCGCACATAGTCAATGGTGTTGTTTTTTAAACCTTCTAGTGTTGTTTGATCTGACATACAAGAGCGTCCTTTCCGCTCTTGTATTTATTTTAATGTGCCTTTAAGATGATGATATGTTCGTTGCCACGACCGTTAAATTTGATGTCCATAGCCTTGATGTCATTGAAGTTCTTACGAGCCGCAGGCTTGCCTACACCTGTTATAAGTTTTATTTGCTCTGCTGGTTTACGCAGTGTTTTCATAACAGTTTTAGCAGTGTCGAGGCCAACAATACTACTTCCTTTAACTGTAAACACTTTAGAGTATTCATCTGCTACAACATGAATCAGTTTACGAGTCTTGGTGTTGTACAACCATGCTTCGCTAGCATCCACAAGTTTAGTTGGACTCTCGCTTTTAAGGTTAAGTTCTGCAAATTCCTTGCAGAACTTGAACGTCTTAACCAATTGTGCAGGTGTTTTCTTCTTGATTGCTCTCGGCTTGCGAGTTGCTTTCTTCAGCTGTATATAGTTGTCGCAGTCTGCTACACTCTGCTCTAAGAACTTGATAAAGTTACGCACCTGGATTTTGCCAAGATGGCTATACCCTTCTTTTAATTGATCACACTTGCCCTCTTGTACTTCCTGCATTTCTTCCAACATAAACTGCAATGGATTGCGAATGATATCAATAGCTTGTGCAGGTGCTTCATGGATACGAAGTTGTTCCATTACACTAAACTTTTCGGGGTTTTTGTATTCACCCTCTACAAAGTCGTCGATAACTTGTTCAACATACCCGCCAATGGTTGCGGCCTTGTCACGCATATAGTCTTGAACACTTCGTTGGGGCTTTTTATCTTCTGCTTTTGCCTCTTCTTCTTTGGCTGGACGAATTTTTCTCAACACAGAATCAATATTGTCTTTAAGACTTTCACTAACAGGGCGAATATCGCCTACTGTACCTTCAAGGCTTTGCCAATATTCAGGGTGTTCGGGATGTAAGTCTGGCATACCTTTACGCAAACAAACAGCATAGATGATGCTAGAACTTAATCCGTCTGACCCAACAGTTTTAATATCACGGATTTGATCAGCTTTGTAGCCAATGTCTTTCATCCAAAGATATAAGTCTTTAATCAAGTCTGAAATCTTGTAAGTTTCATAATAATAACGCACGGCCATGTTACGGAAGGCATGGAACTCTGCTCCGCTCATATCTAGTGCGCCTTCAAAACTAGGATCTAGTTGTGCGCCTTTGGGTTTGCGTGTTGCCTTTTTTACCGCCATGTATCTACTCCTGTCATTCAACTTTTACATAGTAATGTAGTTTTTAGTTTAGGTCAACCTAAAATTTTTCTAGCCAAAATGCAAAAAAAGGTTGACCTGTAGGCTAGTTGTGCTATTATATATGTATAGGTTAACAAAACGGAGCTAGAACGTTATGTCAAACACTAAAGCAATTATCCCAACTCGCGAAGAACTTTGTGACTACATTTATTATCGTCACAAGGATGCTTATGGCGTTAAAGGTCGTTTTTACGACTTCGATGCTATGAGCTATGCGGAGCTTGAAGCAGAGGCGGTCCGTCTCGACGAGGCTGCTATTGAGCAAGAAGCTCATGAACGCCGCTGTGATGCTGAGGCTATCATAGAGTTCCGTGCAAATATCCGCCGTGTGCGTGACATTTGCGGTTGTGACCGTGATAGCGCAATTCGGTACATGCTGGACGAATTCCGTGGCGAGTATGACGCAGGGTACGTTTGTTTTGTACTGCGTCTTCCTTACAGCATGGAGAAGTACATTGAGCCTCGCTTGGCGGAGCTCAATGACAGTGCTCCTGAAGAGGAGTTTGTTGAAGCGTATGATGACCTGGAGGTGGCGGCATGATCCGTTTTTGGTTGGTGGATAAGGACGGTAATGTTGTATTCAACACCGTCGACAAGCAGGAAGCATATGAGTATCAGAACCGGCGTCGCCCAGACACGGTACTGAAGATGGTGCGTGTATGAAAGAAGCATTCTTAGACGCAGTTATGATGCTGTGTTGGTTTCAGTTTGTGCTACTTGTAGCATTTAGATTCTTTCACAACGTTCCGCATCCTGCATTTTTGCTTGCAACAGCATGCGCAGGCATTGGATTTGTACTACTGGTACGCAAGGTACGCAAAAGCATTTATGCATAGGTAGACAAAGCGGTAAATACAGCTAAAGGATTAGCTGATGCCGCGTTTGTCACTGTACAGCCCTCAAAGGCGTAACGATTACAAATTTTTAGATAGAACCATTGCCGAAATGTATCAAGTCGGCGGTGTTGACATGTATATTCACAAATATCTTGGACCAATTCCACACGGAGATGATTCAAGCAGTGAAAACAGTGGAACACAAGATGCAACACAACCTGCTTACAGCAGTGAAAATCCATTGTTTATTGAAGACCTGTTTTTGCTAGAAAACCGTGACAGAGCATACAGCCAAGACATTTACCAAATGCGAGGCGTGTACAACCAGCAAGATATTGATTTTGATCTTACACAATTTGGGTTGTTTTTAGCAAACGACACATTGTTTATTACGTTCCACTATAACAACATGATTGACACCATTGGTAGAAAACTTATGAGTGGTGATGTTTTAGAACTTCCAAACTTACGAGATTTTCATCCATTAGATGCAAGTATACCAAAGGCAATTCCAAAATACTACGTGATTCAAGATGGTGCGTTTGGCAGTGAAGGATTCAGTCAAACTTGGTTACCTCATCTATGGCGTGTAAAAGCAACTCCTTTAGTAGGTGCTCAAGAATACAATGACATTCTTAACAAGCCATTTGCAACGGATAATATATGGGATAATGGTAACTTCTATCCCAAGAATAGCATTGTGCTAGATGGTGCTACTTACTATCAAGCTCTTATTGACGTGCCAGTGGGCACTGAAATTACAAATACAACCTACTGGAGTGTGTATACTCCACTTAGCGAGCTAGCAACATTTGGCACAGTTACCAAAGATAGAGAACTTAACGATGCAATTATTACACAAGCAGAGTTTGAAGTTCCTGAAAGTGGTTACAACACACAAAAATTCTACATTCAACCAACCAACGAGGATGGCACACCAGCAGATCCTGCAGGTTATGATGCAAGTCAAACTGACATCACAGTTGATACAACAAATATTGATGTAGATCAACAACCAGTTAGTCCACGAGCAAATGGATACACAGTTGGTTACTTAACTGGAGATGGAATAGCACCCAATGGTTTAAATGTTACACCAGGTGTTAGTTTCCCATCAAATCCAGCAGAAGGAGATTTTGCATTGCGTTTAGACTACTTCCCAAATCGCTTGTTTAGATTCAATGGAGGACGTTGGGTGAAAATTGAAGACGATGTTAGAACTGATCTTACACACGGACCAGCTGACCAAACACAACGTAGTTTGTTTGTTAATAACACAAACGAAACTGCAACAGAGGATAGAGGCAATATACCTGAACGTCAAGCCTTGAGTAAGTTGCTTAAACCAGAGGCAGATAATTAATGACTCAACAGTTTTTCTATGATGATCAGATACGAAGATTCTTACTTCAATTTACAAGAGTATTTTCTGGGTTTCAGGTAGAATATGGTCGTGATGCAGAAGGCACAAAGACACTATATGGTGTGCCTGTACGTTACGGTGACAGTACTCGACAAGCACAAACTGTGTTGCAAAACAACAGTGCTAACAGTTTGCCAAGCACACCGTTGATTACATTTTATGTAACACAACTTGAATATGCTCGAGCAAGAATACAAGATCCAACCTTTGTTAATAAAACCAGTGTTAGACAACGAGTTTGGGATCCTGTAACTGAAAGTTATGAAACAACACAAGGAAATGCATTCACAATCGAGCGTTTAATGCCAGTGCCTTATGATTTAGAAGTCACTTGCGACATTTGGACTAGTAACACAAATCAAAAACTTCAACTGCTAGAACAAATTTTGACATTGTTTAATCCTAGTCTTGAACTGCAAAGCACAGACAACTTTTTAGATTGGACAAGTTTAAGTTACATTGAACTACGTCGTACAAATTGGTCGTCAAGAACAATCCCAATGGGTACAGACGATTCTATTGACATAGCAACACTGGTTTTCAGAATGCCAATTTGGATATCACCTCCTGCAAAAGTTAAGAAACTTGGCGTGGTACAAAAAATTGTTGCTAGTGTGTTTGATGCTCAAGGCGACTATAACAATGCGATATACGACAACGATCTTCTACTAGGTACAAGACAAAAATTTACTCCATTTGATTACAACGTTTTGTTGCTAGGTAACCAACTTCAGGTGCTTAAACCATCTGCTGTTGTACCTGGACTTGACGGTGTTGATGTACCTACACAACCATCAAGCAACTTGCTGTGGCACACTGTTATTGATTCATATGGTGAATTACGCAATGGTATTAGTCAGATTAGGTTAACTAATCAGTTTGATGACTCTGAAATTATAGGCACCGTGGCATACCATCCAAGCGATGATAGATTTTTGCTGTTTACTGTAGACGCAGATACTATCCCAACAAATACACTTGGTGCAATTACTGCTATTGTAGACCCATTGAGAAAAGGGCCTGGTGCTGGATTACCAGCGGCTGCTTCCGGACAAAGATATTTGTTTATTGAAGCAACCGGTACAGTTGATGATGGAAATGCTGAAGCATGGCGAGGTGTAGATGGACCAACAGGAACTCCATTGGTTGCAAAAGCAAATGATATTGTAGAATATGATGGGCAACGGTGGAATGTTGTTTTTGATAGTAGTAATCTAAGTGACACACAGTATGTTACAAACACAACCACTGGTTTACAGTATCGTTGGTCTGGAGGCGAGTGGTTAAAGAGCATTGATGGTGTATATGTTGGCGGTGAATGGAGTTTTGTTCCATGATCGACGCTGTAGGAGTTTGGTTTTACAGCGTTAAAACAGATAGATATCTTTACCTACTTCGTAACGATAAAAAGAATCCAAATACATGGGGATTAGCCGGCGGCAAATCTGAATCATCAGAAACATTGTATGATACCATACACAGAGAATGCAACGAAGAGCTTGGCTACTTTCCTGAATATATAAAACTCGTACCTATAGAAAAATACACAAGTCCTGATAACAAATTCTGTTATCATACATTTTTTTGTGTAGTTGCAGATGAATTCACGCCAAATTTAAATGAAGAACATGACGGTTATTGCTGGATCAAAAGTGGCATATGGCCAAAGCCTTTACACCCTGGACTTTATAGCACAGTAAAATTTGATGAAGTAATGAATAAAATACAGACAGTTCAGAACAATATCTAATCAGCAGCATCAAAGAAGAACATGTGCCATAGTCTTGCGTTTTCAGCATTGTATCCAAAGTA